AGAAGCCCACCACGATGGCGCAGCTTGCAGACATCTGGTACGGCGCACAGGGATGCGACTACGGCAGAACCCACCACTACAACGACAGCCGCTACCATATGCTGAACCTCCACGCCACCTTCACAAAGGGCACGATTGAATTCCGCCTTTTCCAGTTCGACAAGCCCGCAGGCGGCAAGCAGAACGGGCTTCACGCAGGCAAGCTCAAGAGCTACATTCAGCTTTGCCTTGCAATGAGCCAGATGGCAAAAGACCTGCGCAGCGCAAGCCCGAAGGAACAGCAGAAGGAAAACAAAAAGTTCGCGATGCGGACTTGGCTGATGAGAATGGGCTTCATTGGCGACGAGTTCGCCACCGCAAGAGAAACCCTGACGCAGAACCTTACCGGCGACAACGCCTTCCGATTCGGCAGACCTTGAGCCTGCCGAGCCGCCGACCGCCCACCACGGGCGGTTTGGCGGAATCCGGAAAAGCCGCACACAGCGCCCACGTTGCCCCGTGTGGGGCGGGACGGGTATCCTCCAAGTAACTGCCCCTTTCGGTGAAAGCCCGCACACGGGCGCACACGGCGCAAACAGCGGCAAGGCATATTCTACACAAAGAACGGCACATTTTCCCACGCGATGTTTTGTACATTTAGCGGCTTGCTATTATCCCCGAAAAGAGTTAATATGTGACTACCGGAACGGAAAACGACCGGAAAACAAACACGGAGGAACGAGCAATGAGCAACATCGAATGGGGAACGGAAACCGACAAGAAGCTGGAGCAGATCGCAATGAAAGCGGACTACGCACTGGAGCAGCGGGGCGGGCTGGACACCCGCTGGAACGACACCGAGGACTTCCCGGAGGTGAGCGTCTGGGGCATCCGCGAGATGCTGCGAAAGGCATACGAACTGGGCAAGGCGGAAAAGTAACCGCCGCCTTTCCCCACCTGCCGCCTGCGGGCGGCTTAGGGTGGTAGAAGGAGCCTTCCTTCGGAAAGGACGATTGACATGGAAAAGAAGTACTACCTTGCCTACGGCTCGAACCTGAACATCCGCCAGATGCGGTACCGCTGCCCCGGCGCAAAGCCCATCGGCATCACGGTGATCCCCGACTACGAGTTGCTTTACAAGGGCAGCAAGACCGGCGCGTACCTGACCATCGAACCGAAGAAGAACGGCATCGTTCCGATCGCGGTCTGGGAGGTCACCGCAGCCGACGAGAAACGGCTGGATGCCTATGAGGGCTGCCCGACCTTCTACTACAAGAAGGAAGTCCGCCTGCCGGTGAAGCTGGCAAGCGGCAAGACCAAGAAGCTGACCGCCTTCGTGTACATCATGCATGAGGAGCGCAGCCTCGGAATTCCGTCGCTTGCCTACATCCGCACCTGCGAGGAAGGCTATCGGAACTTCGGCTTCGACACCAAGTTCCTCGATGCCGCCTACGAGATCAGCGCAAAGGAGGTACAACGATGAAAGAACTCAACAGCGAGCCACGCATCTGCCCGAAATGCGGGCAGGCGTACACCGCACGACCAGCCCTTTCCCGCGTAGATAACAGTCCGATTTGCCCCGACTGCGGAACGCGTGAGGCACTTGAAAGCATCGGCGTCGGACGCGAGGAACAGGACAAGATTCTCGGCATCATCCACGAGAAGTACGAAGGCGAAGAATAAGGCGCACAGAGCTGCCACGTTGCAACGTGTGGCGCGGGACGGATATCCTCCAAACGGTATCCCTTTCGGTAACCCGCCCCACACAGGGCGCGTGTGCGGCTCTTGTGCGATGTACAATACGGCGCTGAAATGCAGGCAATGTTTGTCACATTTATTTTGCCGATATTGCTTGATATATCCTCGGTTCAGAGTTAATATGTCACTACCGCAAGAGAAGCGGAATAAAGCCAAAGGAGCATTCATATGAACATTTTAGTTGTTGAACCGGGCAAGCGCCCCTACGCAAAGGAGATCAGCGGAGAGCTTGAAAGCCTGCAGCAGACGGTCGGCGGGTACATTCAGGCGATTTACCCCTTCGATGATCCGGTCGCACTGGTGTGCGAGGAGGAAGCCCTCTACCATCCGGAACAGAAGTGGAATCGCCCCGTCCCGCCCTACGGAGTCATCAAGGGAACGTTCTTCATCTGCGGGCTTGGCGAGGAGGACTTCACTGACCTGCCGCAGGAGATGGTCGAGAAGTACACGCAGCACTTCGAGCAGGCATACGACTTCGTGCAGATCGGCAGCACCCTGATGCCGATCCCCCTCGGCGAATAACAGAAAAGCGGCGGGTGTAATATACACAACACCCGCCGCACATTTTCCCCGTATCTTCTGTAGTTTTAGCGGCTTGATATAATGTGCTTTTAGAGTTAATATGTACACAACGGAAGGGCAAAGCCCGCCGGAAACTACGAAACACGGAGGAAAAAACAATGATCAGCTACGGAATGGCAAAGGCAAGAGCAATGGCAGGCAGAGACGACTGGAACGAGCGCGAGGCAATCAAGAGCGCCACGATCCTTTGGTACGACACCGAGGAGGAAGGCTACGAACTGGAGATCGAGAACGAGGACGACCTCGACGCAGAGGACTTCAGGGCTTGGGTTGAGGAGAACGCCGACAGCCTTGCACAAGACGCCGCCGCCGCAAACGGCACGACTTTCGAGGGCATCGAGGAGATCGAGTACGAAACCGAATGGATTGACGACGATGCCCTTTTTGAAGAAGACTACGCAGCCGCCTGCGAAAGCGAATGGGAATGGATGACCGGCAGATAAGCCGGTCGCCCCACCGGGGCGGCACAGCGCCGCCCTGTGGCGGGGGCATCGACTCCGCCGCATACGGATGCCAGCAGAAATAGCGCCCCACACAGCGCATTTACGCGGTTCCTGCGGGCGGGCGTAAAGTACACAAACAAGCGGAAAATACCGCAGCGATCATTGTTATTACTCACACTTGATATATCCGCCGTTTAGAGTTAATATGTGTACAACGGAAGGGCAAAGCCCACCGAAAACTACGAAAAACGGAGGAAAACACTATGTGGCACGAAGGTACGATTGGAGTCCCGAAGGGAGACGGCAAGTACACGGTCGTTCATTACTGGGTGAAAGCCTACGATGAGGGCAGCCAGTACGGAATCGAGGGCGGCAGGATCAGCAAGGCAACGCTGAAGATCAGCGGCGAGGTTGTTTACAACTACGACCGGGGGCTGGATGTCCCGCCGCAGAACGAGGCAGCAGAAATGGCGCTGGCGATCCTGATACACGAATACAACTAAAAACACGAAGGCGGCTACCGGAGGGCAGCCGCCTTTCTCATGGAGGTGAGGCACTTGCGAAAGCTGAAAGATTATACACCGACGCAGTTCATGGCGGATGATTCTCACTATGACAAAGCTGCCGCTGACTACGCAGTCCGGTTCATCGAGTGCCTTGCCCATACCAAAGGCACATGGGCGGGAAAGCCGTTCGAGTTGATTGACTGGCAGGAGCGCATCATCCGTGACCTGTTTGGCGTTCTGAAGCCCAACGGCTACCGCCAATTCAACACTGCATACATCGAGATTCCGAAAAAGAACGGCAAGTCCGAGCTTGCTGCTGCGGTCGCCCTGCTGCTTACCTGCGGCGACGGCGAGGAACGTGCCGAGGTGTACGGCTGCGCTGCCGACCGACAGCAGGCTGCGATCGTATTCGATGTCGCCGCCGACATGGTGAGGATGTGTCCTGCGCTGAACAAGCGCGTCAAAATCCTGACCTCGCAGAAGCGCATCGTGTATGTGCCGACCAACTCCTTCTATCAAGTGCTTTCCGCCGAGGCATACAGCAAGCACGGCTTCAATATTCACGGAGTCGTGTTCGATGAACTGCATACCCAGCCTAACCGGAAGCTCTTTGACGTTATGACAAAAGGCTCCGGCGATGCACGAATGCAGCCGCTGTATTTTCTGATTACAACGGCAGGCACGGACACCAATTCCATCTGCTACGAACAGCATCAGAAGGCGCAGGATATTCTGGAAGGGCGCAAGATCGACAAGACCTTCTACCCGGTCATCTACGGCGCACCCGATGATGCCGACTGGACTTCTCCGGATGTCTGGAAGCGGTCGAATCCGTCGCTGGGTGAAACGATCGGCATGGACAAGGTCGAGGCTGCCTGCGAATCCGCCAAGCAGAATCCCGGCGAAGAAAACGCCTTCCGTCAGCTTCGTCTGAATCAATGGGTGAAGCAGACCGTCCGCTGGATGCCGATGCACAAGTGGGACGCCTGCAAGGTCGATTTCGACGAATCGCTGCTGGAAGGGCGTGTATGTTATGGCGGTCTCGACCTCTCGTCTACAACGGATATAACCGCATTCGTGCTGGTGTTTCCGCCGACCGACGAGGACGACCATTATTATATTCTGCCGTACTTCTGGCTGCCGGAGGAAACGCTTGACCTGCGTGTCCGGCGCGACCATGTGCCGTATGACCTCTGGCAGCGGCAGGGCTTTTTGATGACGACCGAGGGCAACGTCGTACATTATGGTTTCATCGAAAATTTCATCGACGAACTGGGTACACGGTTCAACATCCGGGAGATCGCCTTCGACCGCTGGGGCGCTGTGCAGATGTCGCAGAACCTTGAGGGGCTGGGCTTCACGCTGGTGCAGCTCGGTCAGGGCTACCGTGATATGTCGCCGCCGACCAAAGAGCTGATGAAGCTGACGCTGGAGCAGAAGATCGCCCACAACGGGCATCCGGTTCTCCGCTGGAATATGGACAACATTTTCATCAAGCGTGATCCAGCGGGCAACATCAAGCCGGACAAGGAAAAGTCTACCGAGAAGATCGACGGAACGGTCGCCACGATCATGGCGCTCGACCGTGCAATCCGCTGCGGAAACGACTCCGGCGACAGCATTTATGACAGCAGAGATATGCTGGTGCTATGATAATCAATATTCAGATAACCGTAATAGATTCTGATATATTTCGCTTTTTGTCAGTTCGATTTCGTCGACGATTTCCAATTCACTGTTTGTAGAATTCAAAATTATTAATCTGCCGCTGTAGATAAAAGCAAAATAGGTATCATATTCTGGTTGTTTCAGTTTCCTGTATTTAACGAGGTTTATCATATCTTTAGTAAGTGCTGAAACAATTATTGAAAGTCCATCTTCGTAGTGTATACCATCTTTGTAATAAAACTCATACGGCAACATAAATAGGATATTTTTAGGTTTTCGCGAGTCTTTCAATATTAAGCTAATATCTCTTTCATAGCCGTGACGTTTTTGCAGCTTTTCTCCCATAGAACATAATTCTTCAAAATCAGTAGTACGAAAGGCTACATGAAGGTATGTTGCGTCAATTTCTTTATATTTTGGTGATGTAGTTGTAATATTTGGTTCTCCATAAAATGTTACCCCCGGACAAACCTGTGTAATGGACGGAGAAAATTCACGTTTTCCTTGCCCCATAGTTTCGGAAAGCAATAATTTAAAATCTAATTGATAACCACCTTTACTTTCACAATCACATTGCCCTTTTTCTTCTGAAAGAGGAGGGGTATACTGCTTGTTATGTGATTTTGTTAAAAAGAAGGGTGATGCGTTTATGAATTCTCTCAAATATAATTCATAGTTACAATAATCACATCCATCAACAAAATCTTTAACGATCATCTGAGTTGGAAGTATACGAAAGCATAGATCTATATTTGGCATAATAATTCCTCCCTTAAGTCTATAAAAAACGCCATGTTTTTCTAATTAGCCATGACGATCTATTTTGCCTTATTATATCACAAGCCCATACAAAAAGTCAACGAGAGGAGTGATGCACATGGGCATTTTCAGCGGACTGTTCCGGTCGAGGGATAAGCCGAAGGACAGCTACGACAGCCCGTCCTACAGTTATTTCTTCGGACGGACACACGCAGGCAAGCGCGTCAACGACCGCACGGCAATGCAGATCATCGCAGTTTACGCCTGCGTGAGAGTCTTGTCGGAAGCGATCGCACAACTGCCCCTGCACGTTTACCAATACACCGACAGCGGAAAAGAGCGAGTGCCGAAGCACCCGCTATATTTTTTGCTGCACGACCAGCCGAATCCGGAAATGACATCCTTTGTGTTCCGGGAAACGCTTATGGCACACCTGCTGATCTACGGCAACGCCTATGCACAGATCATCCGGAACGGCAGAGGTGACGTCATCGGACTGTATCCGCTGATGCCGGATAAGGTGCGTGTTGACCGTGACGATCGCGGACGGCTCATTTACCGCTACAGCCGGTACGACGAACACAACCCGAATTTCAAGCGGCAGGGAGAGATCATTCTGCCAATGGAACAGGTGCTGCATATTCCGGGACTGGGCTTTGACGGTCTGGTCGGATACAGCCCCATTGCAATGGCAAAGAATGCACTCGGTCTGGCGGTCGCCTGTGATGAGTACGGCTCGTCCTTCTTCGCAAACGGTGCTGCACCTTCTGCGGTGCTGGAGCATCCGGGCGTGATCAAAAATCCGGAGCGTGTGCGTGAGGCTTGGCAGCGGGCTTACGGCAGCAGCAATGCGCATAAAACTGCGATCTTGGAGGAGGGCATGAAATACACGCCAATCTCCATTCCCAACAACGAGGCGCAGTTCCTTGAAACTCGAAAGTTTCAGATCGAGGAAATTGCCCGCCTGTACCGTGTGCCGCTGCACATGATCGGCGACCTCGACCATGCTACTTTCAGCAACATCGAGCATCTGTCGCTCGAATTCGTAAAATACACCCTTGATCCGTGGCTGGTACGCTGGGAACAGGGACTACAAAAGGCGCTTCTTTCGGATTCCGAAAAGGGGCGCTATTTCATTAAATTCAATGTGGAAGGTCTGCTGCGCGGCGACTATGCAAGCCGTATGCAGGGCTATGCGACTGCAAGACAGAACGGCTGGCTGTCCGCCAACGATATCCGCGAGCTGGAGGATATGAACGCGATCCCCGATGAGGAAGGCGGCAATCTGTATCTGGTGAACGGTAGCTTCACAAAGCTGGAGGACGCAGGCGCTTTCGCAGAGAAAGGAGGAAATGCAGATGAATAAGTTCTGGAACTGGGTACGCAATGAAGACACCGGCTCTGCGGAGCTGATCTTCAACGGACCGATTTCGGAAGACACATGGTTCGGCGATGAGATCACGCCTGCCATGTTCCGCAATGAGCTGGCGAAGGTCAGCGGCGACCTGACAGTCTGGCTGAATTCACCCGGCGGAGATGTATTTGCGGCATCGCAAATCTATACGATGCTCCGCAACCACAAGGGCAAGGTCACAGTCAAGATCGACGGAATCGCGGCAAGTGCTGCTTCCGTTGTTGCAATGGCTGGCGACGAAACCCTGATCGCTCCGACAGGAATGCTGATGATCCACAATCCATCGACGGTCGCTTTCGGCAATAAGGAAGCGATGCAGAAAGCCATCGAGCTTCTGGACGAGGTCAAGGAAAGCATCATCAACGCCTACGAGGAAAAGTCCTGTCTCAGCCGCAGCAAGATCGCCCGCATGATGGACGAGGAAACTTGGCTGAATGCGAAAAAGGCGCAGTCCCTCGGACTGGTGGACGGCATCCTCTTTGCAGGTAGCGCTCCGCAGCCGAAACCGGAGGAAGAGCCGGAAGAAGATACACCGGATGAGGAAGAGCCGAAGGAGGACACCCTCACGGCGATGTCCTATTCCCGTGCAGCAACCATGCAGAGCCTGATGCAGAAGGTCTCTGCGGAACACAAAGGTACACCCGTGGATCAGCTGATGAGTCGGCTGAACCTGCTGAAATACTGATAGGAGGAATGTATAATGACCATTCAGGAGCTTCGTGAAAAGAGAGCGAAGGCATGGGACACTGCCCGTGACTTCCTCGACAGCAAGAGACAGGCAGACGGTACGCTGACCGAGGAGGACAGCAAGACCTACGATGCAATGGAAGCAACCATCGTGAATCTCGGCAAGGAGATCCAGCGCATGGAGCGTCAGGCAGAGATCGAGGCGGATATGGCGAAGGCAACATCTGCACCGATTCTCACCACACCTGCGGCACAGAACACCGAGCCGGAAAAGACCGGAACCGCATCTGAGGCATACAGCGATGCCTTCTGGAACAGCATCCGCAACCGCAACTGGATCGATGTCCGCAACGATCTTCATGTCGGCACAGACACCGAGGGCGGCTATCTTGTGCCGGATGAATTCGAGCGCAAGCTCATCGAGGCGCTTGAGGAGGAGAACATCTTCCGCCAGATGGCGACCGTTATCAAGACCAGTTCTGGTGACCGCAAGATTCCGATCGTGACATCGAAGGGCGATGCGGTCTGGATGGATGAGGAGGAGCAGTACACGCTTTCCGACGACACCTTCGGTCAGGCATCGCTCTCCGCATATAAGCTCGGCACGGCGATCAAGATCTCTGAAGAGCTTCTCAACGACAGCGTGTTCGACCTTCCGTCTTACATCGCCCGTGAGTTTGCCCGCAGAATCGGTGCAAAGGAGGAGGAAGCCTTCTTCATCGGCAATGGTACCGGTAAGCCTACCGGCATCTTTAACGCCACCGGCGGCGCACAGGACGGCGCAACGACCGCAGGCGCAAGCATCACCTTCGATGATGTGATGGAGCTGTTCTATTCGCTCCGCAGCCCTTACCGTAAGAAGGCGGTCTGGGTGCTGAACGATTCTACGGTCAAGGCACTCCGTAAGCTCAAGGACGGCAACGGCAACTACATCTGGCAGCCTTCCGTTGCGGCAGGCGTTCCCGATACGATCCTCAACCGTCCCTACAAGACTTCCAGCTATGTTCCGGAGATCGGCGCTGGCAAGAAGTGTATGGCATTCGGCGATTTCAGCTATTACTGGATCGCTGACCGTTCCGGTCGTACCTTCAAGCGCCTGAATGAGCTGTTCGCCATGACCGGTCAGGTCGGCTTCCTTGCAATGGAGCGTCTTGACGGCAAGCTCATTCTCCCCGAAGCGATCAAGACACTCAAGGTCAAGAGTGGCAGCGGTGCATGATCACTCTGGCTGAGACAAAAAACTATCTTCGTGTGGATCATACAGAGGATGACAAGCTCATCCTCTCGCTGATCGACACTGCCAAGCGGCTGGTGCAGGACGTCGGCAGAATGGACGATGCGGCACTTGCGGTCAATGAGGAAACCACCCGGCAGGCTATGCTGTATACTGTTTCTTACCTCTATGAGAACCGCAACGGCGCTGACTACCACAAGCTGACGCTGACACTCCGGTCGCTGTTATTTGCGCAGCGTGAAGGGGTGATCTGATGGAGATCGGAACGCTGAATCAGCGCATCGCCTTTCTGGAACACTGCACGAAGATAGACGGCATCGGCAACCACAAAGCCCGGTGGGAGGAAGCCTTCTCCTGCTGGGCTGCCGTGTCCGTAAAGACATCGACGGAAACGACCGAGGCGGGCGTGACGAAGGAAGTTGTATCGCTGGAATTCACTGTACGGCAGACATCCGATACCAAGCGCATCAATACCACCACGCACAAACTGCGATTCCGTGGTCTGGTGTACGACATCAACGGTGTGCTGCCGAATTATAAATCATTCGACTATATGAAGATCACGGCGGGTACACGAAAGGCTGGTGAGCAGGATGACTTCGATTGACGATATGGCGGTGGAAATCATGCGCGGTCTGACGGAATATGCAGACCTTGCCGATACCGCTATGAAAGCGGCTGTAAAAAAGACAGCAACCTCCGTAAAGAAGGAAATCTCCGCAAATGCTCCGAAGCATACCGGCAAGTACCGCAAGAGCTGGACGACTAAGAAAACAAAGGAGAACAGCCATACACTCGAAATGACCGTTCATTCCAAAGACAGATATCAGCTTGCGCACCTGCTTGAAAAAGGTCATGCAAAGCGCAACGGCGGACGTGTATCCGGCAAGCCGCATATCGCTCCTGCGGAAGCGCATGGCGAGGAAATGCTCACGCAGCTTATCGAGGAGGCGCTGTCATGACCTATGAAGAAATCAATGAAATGATGCAGGAGATCGGGATGCCGTTCGCCTATCATCATTTTGCCGAGGGCGAGTCTCCGAAACCGCCCTTTGTTATTTTTCTCTCACCCGGCGAGGACACCTTCGGCGCGGATAATCTGATGTATCACAGCTTCAAGCAGCTTGATATTGAGCTGTATACGGATGAAAAGTCGCCCGATACGGAAAGCCGTGTGGAGGAAGTGCTGACGCAGCACAATATTTATTACACGAAAACTGAAAGCTGGATCGAGAGTGAAAAGCTCTACGAGGTGCTTTACGAAATGGAGGTATAACAATGGCATTGCAGAAGAATAAGGTAAAATTCGGTCTGAATAAGGTGCATTGGGCAAAGATCACGGCATGGTCGGACGACGGCGTTCCAACATTTGCAACGCCTGTGCGCCTGCCCGGTGCAGTTTCCCTGAGTATTGACGCGAACGGCGAAAACGAGAACTTCTACGCTGACAACAGCGTGTATTATGTCATCAACAACAACGCAGGCTATGACGGCGATCTGGAGGTCGCTCTTATCACAACTGACTTTGCAACGGCGATTCTCGGCGAACAGCTCGATGCAAAGGGCGTTCTGGTGGAGCGCAACGATGCGGAAACATCGCAGTTTGCACTCATGTTCGAGTTTGACGGAGACAAGAACCACATCCGTCATGTGCTGTACTGCTGCTCTGCATCCCGTCCTGCGACCGAGGGTGAAACTACCGAGGAAAGCAAGAGCGTCAAGACGGAAAAGCTCTCCCTCAAGGCATCGGCGCTGCCGAACGGTCTGGTGAAGTCCAAGACCTGCGAGAGCACCGACCAGACCACCTATGACAACTGGTACAACGCTGTCTATATGCCGACCGCTGCAACCAACAACAGCACCGGCACTCGTTCCACATCGACCAAGTCCGGAAGCGCGACTGAGTAAGGAGGTACAGCATGGCTATTAAAAAGACGATTACCGTTGACGGTATCGAGGTTCCGTTCAAGGCGAGTGCGGCTGTGCCTCGCCTTTATCGTATCAAGTTCCGCAGGGATATCTACAAGGACTTCGCCGCACTTCAGACTTCCGTGCAGGAGGGCGACGAGGAAGGCTCTGCCCTCGACATCGAGAGTCTTGAGGTGTTCGAGAATATCGCATACATCATGGCAAAACACGCTGATCCGGAGAACGTCCCGGACAATCCGGACGACTGGCTCGAAGCGTTCAACACATTCTCCATCTACGAGGTGCTGCCGCAGCTCATTGAACTGTGGGGACTCAACGTGGAGACGCAGGCGGAATCTAAAAAAAACATCGCAAAACTGACCGCCCGATGACAACGCCCCTCTTCCTTCTCCGATGTGTGCAGATCGGGCTGTCCCTCTCGG